ATTCCGCAGCAAATCGCAAAGAATAATCATTATCTACGTGAATATCTGCGCCATTGTCGAGTAAAATCTTGACCACCTCCAGATGTCCAGATTCCGCAGCAAATCGCAAAGAATAATCATTATCTGCGTGAATATCTACGCCATGTTTTAGTAGAATCTTGACTAGTTCCAGATGTCCATTTTCCGCAGCCCTGCGCAAAGCGTAATCATTTGATTTGTTCATAAAATTTCCTCAATAATTAATCAAAAGTTTAACTATCTCTTTATGTCCATTTTTAGATGCACGAATCAATTCTTTATCATCGTTTATTTATATACTACCAAATTTTAGTTATTTTGTCAAGACAACTTAATCAATTTAGCTTGCGGTTTCTATTATTATTTATAATCTCTTCTGCTGTTTGCATAAACATGCGCACCTCAAATCTTATTTTTTTAAGAGCATTAATTTTTTCGAGTGTTTTTTTGCCATCGAAAAATGTAATGCTATTTTTGCTCTCATGAAATAAAATCGCAGAAGTTAATACATTTTCTATGTCTTTTAGCTTGTTATAAACCTTTTCAACATTTTTCATTTTCCACATGCCTTTGTTCTCACTTGAAAAGAAATGCTATACTACTAAAATTTAATTAACTTGTCAAGCATTGTGTTTGATTAAAAACTAATTGACTTTTGGTTATATTGGTATATAATATAATTTTAATTAAAAAGAGCAAAGATATGAACACTATCGCAAAAAAATTTAGGAATTTCGTACGCTTAAATGGGATTAATGGTAAAATTGCTGCTGAAATTTTAAATGTTAACACGACATATTTCTACCAGAAAATGAGCGGAGCAGCGAAGGTGATGGAAAGCGACTTAAAGAATCTGCGAGCAGGGTACAAAAAGTACCTGCGAGAAAAGATTAGAGAAATTGACGAATGGGATTAATGCTGTTGAAATCACTTGTTTAATACTGTATATTGAAATCACACACAGTACGAAAGGCTGCAGATTGTAGACCGAGCGAAAGCTTACATATGCAAAATGCTTGTGGTTAGGCTGTGGGTGCGACAAAATTTACAAAGGCTGTGGTAAGCCCAAGTGTGTAAGTAGAGCTCATGACTGGCGAAGGGTAGCGTTTATGCACGCAATTACCACACCCGCGTCAGTCATGAGCTTTTTTATTTGGCAAGATAATTATGAAAAATACTTATAATCCTTATAAACTTTTCGTTGGGGCATTCGTTCCTAATTGGCTACTGTGCCGAAGAGAGATTAGTCAGGGGGCAAAGCTTTGTTTCGCAAAACTAGCTCAATATGCGGGCAAGAGCGGTGAGTCTTATCCTCTGCTTGAAACGGTCGCAAAAGACTTGGGCGTGTCTCGTAGGCAGGTTTGCACATATATTAAACAACTCGAAAAACACAAATTGATCATCAGCAAGCAGAACGGCCTAGGAAAATCAAACGCTTATGAGTTTATAAAGCACAAGTGGTTCACATCAGGAAGTGAAGAATACTGCACTTCAAGGGTGAAGAATACTGCACTTCAGGAAGTGAAGAATACTGCACTTCATACATATAATGAAGAGAATCATTTAAGAGAATCAAATAAAGAGAATAACCCTGATGTGAAGTGTGCGAAAAGTATAAAGGAAATTTTCGACTACTGGCGCAGAGAATTAGACCACAAAAAAGCAAAACTGGATAAAAAAAGAGCAAATCTAATCAGGCGCGCACTGAAAGCGGGCTATACAACAGATGAGCTAAAAAATGCTATATCCGGCTGTAAAAAGTCTGCGTGGCACATGGGGCAAAATGAGAACAAAACTGTATATGACGATATAAGCCTCATATTGAGGGACTCAGCGCACGTTGAGAAATTTATAGGGTTTCATACAGGTAAGGGTAAGAAAGTCGCGTGGTACGAAGATTTGGAGGCTACAGTGGCAAGACTGAATGAGGATATTAGGAATGATGAGTTAAAGATGAGATTAGGAATGAAATGAGGATGTTAGGAATGATGAGGGCAAAAAATGATTGACAAAAAAATAGTTAATTTGCTAACAAAAATTGGTTGCATTTGGCAGCCGCAATTTTCTGATGTGCAGTTAAAAAACATTTCTGTTTTCTGGCAGCGAAAGCTGTTGAGATATACAGATGAAGTTATTGTTGAAGCATTAGATGCTTTAGCAGAAACTTTTCACAGAAAGCCGACACTTGCTGATTTTGTAGAGCGATGTAAAGATATAATCTCACGGCAAGCTCCAGCCCAAGTGTCTGTTTTTAAAAGTGATTTTATATCTAAGCATGTGTATCAAACTTTTATCGCTAAAAATTATGGAGCTGAAGCAGTTAAAGCAGTTGATTTAGCATATGCTGAATATTATAGAGCTATGCAAAATGGTACTCTTGAGATATATAGAAACTCTGTGTTAACACGTTTTTCTAAGTTGGCAAGAAAGCAATTTTCTTTGTAAAGAAGTGTGCGTAGATTACTGTTCCCGTTCTTATCTATCTTTTATCCACTCAGCATATTCATAAGCATCTGCCCAGTTTTCTTGACGTGTAAAAATGTTTGGCATGATTCTTTTATGCTTCCGCGACTCTGCACCCCGTGCGTTTATATCTGCCCCGTGCTCAATAAGAAGCATAGCCACTTTTGCGTTCCCATTCCTAATTGCCCATCGCAAAGCGTAATCATTATCTGCATGAACATCTGCTCCATGCTCTAATAAAATCTTGACCACTTCCAGATGTCCAGAGTCCGCAGCAAATCGCAAAGCGGAATAATCTTTTGCATGCACATCTGCGCCGTGCTCTAATAAAAGCTTGACAACACGCGTGTTCCCTGTCTCAGCTGACCACCGCAGAGCGGCATCATCTTTTGCGTGCACATCCGCTCCATGCTCTAATAAAATCTTGACAACATCGGAGTGTCCGTTTTGCGCAGCAATGCGCAAAGCGTAATCATTGTATTTGTGAACATCTGCGCCACGTGCTAGCAGAAATTTTAAATATTTCAGTTGTCCGCTTTTAGCTCCGCTGCACAACGCAGAATTAATTTGTACATCTTTTTCTCTTTTTTCCATATTTTTTTTACTTACCAGTTAAAATTTTCATCGTAAATTTCGCTTTCCAGTTCAAAATTAAAGTCTTCATTAAAGTCTTCTACAGTTTTTTCTATCGACTCGTCTAAAATGTCGAGCTCTTCGCCTAACGAAATGATTTGCATAATATTTAGTCCTCTTTTTTAATATTGATAAAATTTTACTCAGTAGCGGGCAGGAGTCGAACCTGCGACCTTTGGGTTATGAGCCCAACCACTACTACGCTCAGGGCTCCCTCATTAAAATTTAGTAAGTAATATGCGCTCAAGCACGTTATCATCCCATCCAGCCATCTTTCTTAAACGTTTCATAGTCATTTTTTTTGAGCGATGAGGCTGTAGCATATTTATTACGGCATGACGCATAATTGCCATATTTTCTGGGGCATTACCGTTTCTGATGCGATTATCATCTTCTCTAAAAGTTACGTCTAACACCCAATGCAAACAATTCTCCACACCCCAATGGCTCCTGATAGCCTGTGCTGCAGCAACAGCATTTGCGGGTAAACTGGAAATATAATATCGAGTTTCCGATTCCACTAAATCGCCTAGCTCTCTTACACTTTCAATCATAATGATACTGCGTAATCCTGCCCATTTATCTAGTGAATCTAGCCAAGCAATATCTTCGGTGATCCTGCAACTTCTACTTTCAAAGCGACCATGCCCTTTATCAATATCACAGCAATAATCATGTGCCAGTTTTTTAAATCCACTTTGTTTGTGCGTCTGAAAAAACAACTCAACGTCTTCACGCAATGCTCCTTGGTTACCTTTTAACCCAAAAACATAGTCACATTCTTTGTCCGTTATCTTTTTCGCTATTTTTGTTTGGCAGCCCATTGCATCAATGGTTACAATAGCTCCAGATATATCAAGTAAATCAAGCAACTTAGGAATGGCAGTAATTTCATTCGATTTATCAGTTACCTTCTCTTGTCCTAGCACTAATCTTGCGTTGCTGACAAAAGCACTTACCATATGTATAGCTGGTTTGTCATTAGCTTTATCGTAACTTCTTCTTAATCTTTTTCCATCTATGGAAACAATATCTGGTCTAGTTTTTTGCAGGTTTTTCACCCATTCTATAAAACATCTTTTAAATCCTTCTGGATCTAATGATCGAAAAAAACGTCTTAATGTGTCATCGCTAGGCGTACCGTACTCAAATGGACGATACCTCCTTAAAAATTTCAATTTCTGTTTTCCAAATTCCTCCAAATCAGCCCAACCTTCGCAACCACAAATTACCCCACATAACGTTAATAACAGTATTTCTTCCATCGGATATAGTTTCTTTCTATCTATCCGATGATCCTCCAGCGTACTAAAGTAATCCAAAAAATTTATATTCTCTTCCGATAACATCCTAATTCCTCCTTATTTGTTTAGAAAAATTAGTATGTTAATCGAATTCTAGTTAAATTGCTCAGCTTTAAATTTTAATGAGGGAGCCCTGCAGGGCAGCCTCATGAAAAATATTGTTGACACGCTAGAGACCGCATAAAACCTGGATCCGTGGAAGATTCCTTACTACGTGTCATTTATTAATAGCACGTAGTAATGCCACACAGGCAATACCGCATAAACAAAGGGCTTCAGGCAATGTGTTTGTTTATTTCATGAGGCTGCCCTGGGGAGCCCTGCTACTACGCTTTACCTTATTCGGTGATGTTTCCGTCTTCGTCGCACTCGTACCAAGTCCCCTCCCCGATCTGGTGGTCTTCCATCGATGCGATATCTGCTAAAGCGTCTTCTTTTTTCATCGGTACGCCGATGTCGCCGTCACCGTAGGTGATGTATGCGCTTTTTGAGGCTTTGATTTCGTCAAGCAGTTGTGCTACTGTTTTCATAGGGTAGTCCTCTTTTTAATAAGTTGATAAAATTTTACTCATTTTTTAAAGCATCACTGAAGTACTTAGCTTTATCTTCTTCGCTTACGCTTTCGCGCTCGCGCCTGCGCCTGTCGACAGTGTACAACTTTTATACAGGATAGATGCTTTCATCTTATATACAGTAAAAGCGCTGCACTCAAGAGCTTTTTTACTATGACTACATCTTACTAAAAAAAAGTTAGCCTGTCAAGCAAATATAAAAAAAAGATATAAAATAATTTAAAATAAAATATTATATTATTCAAAGGGTTATAATTAAAATTAAAAATATTTATATTTTTTTTAAAAAAAATATTATTTTTTATTTTTCTGTTGTTTGTTTACACTTGACAGGCATCTCTCTATATGATAGAGTCACACGCGCGCAAAAAAAAAGACGAGGAAAAAATGGCAGCAAAATCATATACAATTGAACAAAAAAAAGACAAAGTTACAGCGTGGGCAGAAAAAGTAGCAGCGACAGACGCCGGTATTACTTATATCTGTGATGAGCTTGAAGTATGTCCTGACTCTATCAGAAAGTGGGCTTCAAAAGATGCAGGGCTCAAAAAAATATATAGTCGCGCTCTCATCAAGAGGGCATGGCGATACGCAGATACAGCGAAAAAGATACTCGAAGATGCGCAGTGCTTTTATGTCGATGAAAAGACAGGCAGAAAAAAAGAGTGCAGCAGCCCGCTCAACAAAGCGAAGCACAGGGCTGACTTTCTTATGAGGCTCGCTTCTATCATAGCTCCGAGCGTCTTCAGCGACTACAGGCACGAGATAAAGGCTATACAAAAAGAGCTTAGCGAGCTAAAAGCGATGCTGCATATAAAAAAGATAGATAAGTAACAAAAAAAATATGTTTCACGTGAAACAAAAAGAGAGGAAAAAAAAATGGTTAAAAAAGAAACAAAAAGCAAAGCAGGTAAAGTAAGCAAGCTAGAGCAGCACTACGAGCAAGTGAAAAAGACAAGCAAAGCAGGCGCAGGCGAGCGCTTCGCTGCTATGAAAAAAGTACTCGCAGCAAAAGGAGCAAAAAGCCCTGGCGGTCTTGCCGCATATATCGGACGTAAAAAGTATGGTAAAAAAAAGATGTCGCAGTGGTCAGCGCAAGGTCGTAAAAAAGATAAACCAAAAAATGATTAAAATTTTTGCAGGAAGACTTGCTAAAAAAAAACACAAATATCTTTTATTAAGATGCAAGTTTTTGCTGCTTCATCTTGTCTCTGGCTGTGCTTATCTTTTTGTAAAAAGCGGGGGCAAGAAGCATGTATGTATAAAACTTTTTGTTTTTTTTTCTGAAAGACTCGTCAAGACATACGACTTGCTAGTACAGAAGCTCGATGTCTTTTGGTCTGATGAAGTGTATAAGGCTTGGAAAACTGAGCATCCTGGCATGAAGTATAAAGACAAAAAGCTTAAAAAATACGCAACAATCCTATACTACAATCGCATACGCATAAGAGGCTAAATGCTTGGCTTTATCAGAGACGACATAACGACTTTTAAGCATGACTGCGCAACAGCATCTGTCCAAAATGTCACAATCGATGACACCAGCAACTCTATAATCTTCCACGGCAAAATGGATATAGAATACGCGCCAGAGCCTACACCAGCTTTACTACACAAAAGTGATGACCTAGTAAGACTGATAATGGGACCATATGGAAGTGGCAAAACATCGGCATCAATAGCGGAAGTCATACTCAGAGCGTCACGGATGCCCGCCTGCAAAGACGGAGTGAGGCGGTGCAGATGCGCAGTGATACGTAACACCTACGCAGAGCTTGAGACTACTACTTTAAACTCGTGGGATAACTGGACAAAAGACTACTTCGAGACAGTCTACAGGCACAAGAAACCGATTATTGAACTTATGCAAAAATTTAATGACGGACGTGGAGTTGTAGAGCTTAATTTAATGTTTCTTGCTTTAGATAGAGAAGAAGATTTAAAGAAAATAAAATCACTTGAAATAACTTTTGCTTTTGTGAACGAAGCGTCAGAAATTCCTTTCAGCTTAGTCTCTCATTTAATCGGACGCACAGGACGCTATCCTACCGAACAGCAGCTAACTATAAGCAAATTCTGGCACGGAGTTTTCATGGACACCAATCCGCCAGATACAGAACATGATATATATCAAATCTTTGAAGTAAAAAAACCTGATAAGTACAATATATTCAAGCAGCCGCCAGCTTTGCTTAAAACAGAAGACGGCAAATATGTAATCAATAAAGATGCTGAAAACATAAAGCATCATACGCAGGGAGCGGACTACTACTTAAACATGATAGAAGGAGCAACGCAGGAATTTATAAACGTCTATGCTATGGGAAAGTATGGAGTGGTCTTAAGTGGTAAGCCAGTATATCCGCAATACAATGACGATATGCACTCTGTAGATGAGATAAAGAAAGTTGATGGCGTTGCTGTTGTTATAGCTTGGGATTTTGGTTTGACGCCCGCTTGTTTAGTTTCTCAATTTGTTGGCAATCAGTTCCGTGTAATCAAAGAATTCACAACAGAGAGAATGGGAGTACGGGAGCTTGCCGAGACCTTAGTTTTACCGTTTCTGAATACAGAGTTTAATGGTCATCAGCTCGTCTCAACATGTGACCCGACGGGAAGCAAAGGCAGTGATACAGACACAATGAGTTGCATACAGGTGCTGTACGGACTCGGTTTGCCAACTTTTGGAGCGATAACAAATGCAATAACACCGCGAGTTGAGGCAGTCAACTTTTTTCTCAATCGACTTAATGACGGAAAACCTGCTTTTATAATATCCCGTGTCGGATGCCCTGTTTTACGTAAAGCTTTTCTTGGAAAATATGGATATAAGCGCATAAAAATAATTGGAGAAGAAAAATATAGAGATGTACCAGACAAGAGCCACCCCTACTCTGATATCCATGATTGTTTACAATATACAGCTTTGTATTATAATGGCAAAGATATGAACAAAAAAAAAGAGACATTTAAGGCTAATGATTGGGCAATAATGAGATAACTATGCATAAAAACGAAAGTATAAAAGAATTAAACAAAACACCTATTAATAAACTAAAGGATGACGTTGAGATAATCAGGAAAATCGAATATTCGATTGATAAATGGTACAATGATTTTAGTGATAACTTAGATAAAGCATACGATGATACTAATTTTGCTCTCGGTACTCAATGGGGAGCATTGGAGGAAGCCGAATTTATTGTTAGACAAAAGATAATGCTCACAATCAACGTTATGTATTCGTTTGTTTTAAATATTGTCGGCGAGCAAAGACAAAATACACCGAATTTAGAAGTAAGAGCGTTAGACCCCAATATTGAACAAAAAATTATAACATTCTATGAAGATTTGTTGAGACAGATTGACTACGCGTCAAAAGCTGATGTGGCGCGACAAACGGCATTTATGAACGCACTGATGGGCGGATTTGGTGCATGGAGGATAGCAATTGATTATGATGATGAGAAATCTTTCAACAAAAAGTTATACTTACAAACAATCTATGACCCATTTAGTAATGTTTATTTTGACCCCAATGCTCAAGAGACAACTAAGAGCGACGGTGACTTTTGTGGCTTGCATTCAACTATGAGTTTGGAAGATTTTTATCAAAAATATCCGCACGTCGATTTGCCGCGGTCACTAGAGCCGCCAACAGTAAATATGGGCAGATTTAGGTGGAGAGATAATGATTGTATTACAATTGTTGAGCATTTTCACAAGGTATATACAAAAACAAAATTATATAAACTAAGCAACGGTGAATGTGTTGTTAAAAAAGACCTGAAAGAAAGATTAAAAGAATTAAATGAAATTAGGGAAATTTATACAACTAGATTAAATAGAATTTATATGTTGAGTAGGGATAAAAACATAGATGCTTCACCGCCACCGCCTATGCCTGAAATAAAGGTTGAAGATGAGCGAGACACTGAAATATGCACAATCAAGCACTATAAATTAATAAAAGACACAATACTTGAGGAGGGTGTTTTCCCTGGCAATAAACTGCCGATTATTTTTGTCGATGGCGATAGTCATTGGATAAATGGTAAGCAAGAGACTAAAAGTTTTATTAGTTTTGCTAAAGACCCTCAAAAGTTTATAAATATGATTATGAGTGATTTAGCTCAAATGGCTAAAACTGGTCACAAGGGCGAATACCTGGCAACAGAGGATATGATTTCAGACTATAAGGAACTATGGCGTAATCCTGAAAAATATAATATAGCCAAGATATATAAACCGGACCCACAGGCGCCAGGAGCAAGACCTGAATATATTCCTCCTGCCGAGTTACCGCCGAGCATGGTTAGCGCAACAACTAATCTTTTTCAAATGATACAAGTAACATTAGGACGTTTTGAGGCTAACAGAGGGGCACAAGGCAATGAACAGAGTGGAGTTGCTATAACAAATCGAGCTAAGCAAGGCAACACAAGTGTTTTTATTTATCTTGACAACCTTAACAGAGCAATAGAGCAAACAGGTCGAATTTGTTTAGACTTAATACCCGAGGTTTACAGCGATAGAGGTTATGCATCAACAAGAAGCCGAGAAGGCAAGAGTAGTATAATAGAACTTGATGATTCTAAGAAACGGATTATGAAGAAGCAGTCATTTGATGTGTCTGTAAGCGCTGGGGCTTCATTTGAGATACAGAAGCAAGAAGCATTTGCGCAATTGATGTCTATAATACAACTATTACAATTGCCACCAACCATAGTTGCTGATTTGGTTGCTGAAAACACAAATTTAGCAAATACTCCGCAGTTGATAGATAGACTAAGAAAATTTGTTGTTAATCCGCAAATAATTGCTGAAGAATCAGGACAAAAAGCACCCCCAACGCCGCCAGACCCACAAATAATAATCGCACAAAAAGAGGCGCAAGCCAGATTAATGGAAGCAGAGGCTAAAATAGCTAAGGTTAAGCAGGACGCACAAACAGGTGAAGTAAGAGCTCAGGCAGAGATAGGCAAGGCGAATATAGATTATCATGCTAAGGCTATGGAGGCGATGACTGATGCAAAAAGTAGGCAACTGGAGCTTGAGAACGAACAGCTAAAGCATCAAAATGAAAAACATCGTAATACACTTAGGGCTCTTCTTTCTCCGTATCTTGAGAGATAATCCGTGATAGAAAATCTATTATGACTTTTTCCGGGTTATCGTTTATACCTATAAATGGCATTCCTTCTACTGGGAAAGGAATTAGTGAAGGTGACCCCACCTCTCTTTGGTCAGTCATAAGGGTTACTTCATCATCCTTTATCTTCACTAACCAATGTTTATGCTTGTAGCGCTCTGTCCCGTCGTATACGTACCCTGCTTTTGTTACTCTGGAAATAAAGTTTTTGCATGTGGACTTTTCTATAAAATCTTTTTTGCAGTTGATGCACTTTTTATTACAAACTCTCATTTATATCCTTTAAATCTTTATCACCATAATATAAGTTTTTTACAACTATTTTTTCTCTATCAGTAGCTGTTTTATTTTTAATTCTATCTAATAAATAACGACAATGACTTTTTTTATAGACCACATTTATATGTTTTTTATATTTTTTGATTTTTCTTTCGCCTGCTCTTTCTAGTAATTCGCAAGGGCTCTCTTCTAACGCTTCAGCCATTTTGCATATAAACCGTGGGCTTGGTATTTCATCATATAACTCAATTCTGGATATATATGCTTTACAGACGTTGAGTTTTAAAGCAAATTCTGTTGATGTAATGCTTTTTTTCTTTCTTAGATATTTAACTAATTGACCAAAGTTTAAAACATTAATGTCAAGAGTCTCTCCCATTTCATTTATTGATTCGTGGGGATAAGATTGTCCAAATTGATGTATTTTCATATTTAGATAATATACTAAAATAAGTAAAATGTCAAGCTATATTTTAGGTGCTAAAATATGGTTTAAAATCGTACCTATATTAGCACCTAAAAAGTTGGTACAGTTTTTTTATAATTTTGTACAATTTTTTGATTTGCCTGTGAATAACCTGTGAATAACTTGTGAATAACCTGTGAATAACCTGTGAATAAATTGTGAATAAGTTGTTGACAACCTGTTAATAACTATGTATTCTTTTTATAGAACGTGACGTATAGCGGTTAAAACGGTCATATTATTAACAAAACACGCTCCGTAAGCGGTTAAAACGAGAAATCAAAATGAATGATAATGTTCAGCCACAAGATAGTTTGCTTGAAGATAAAAACGTTAGCACTGACGGTGAAGAAGGCATAAATAATCAGGCAAATGAACCTTTTGAAGAACAAGTCCAGTCTGATAGTGCCGACGACCAAAGTAATTTGGACGAAAAGTACGAAAAAGAAGAGTGGGCGAAGAAAAGAATTGATAGATTAGAGCGGCGTCACAAACGCGAAATGCAGGAACTCGTTCAAAATATGCAGAATCAGTTTATGCAGAACTTGAAACAAATGCAGAACCCGCAGCAGGCACAATGGTCATCTGCGCCACAAGCAGAACCTACTGATATTCCAGCAGGTACGGTTAAAGATGTGCAGACAGCGGTTCAGCAAGTGTTAGAACAGCAAGAGATGCAGAAACAGCTCGCAGTTGAACAGCAAAAGAACCTTGAATTTGCCAATCGTGAGAAAAAGCTGGAAAACAAATATGATGATTATTTTGACGTCATCAGTGATGTTAAGCCGTATTTATCACGTGAGATAGTACTTGCGCTTCGTGAATTGCCTGAAGATAGCTTGGAAAATTTTTATTTAGCTTGGAAGAAAGACCCAGAAGAAATAAAAAAAATATCTAAGATGTCTCCTTTACGGCAACCAATGGAAATCGCGCGTTTAGACGCAAAACTTGCAGCAAAAAATCTTCAATCTCAATCTTCGCAATCTCGACAGACTGAACAAGAACAAATGGTGCGCCCAGTAAGACCATCTGGTTCAATATCTGGTAAAAAAATAAATGAAGACTTACCAAATATGGTCAGTAATTTATTGAGCGCTCGTAGAAAATAAAATTTATTTTTTTATTGCGGAGTTTTTATGGCTTTATCTAATGAATTTAAAGTCTTAACCTGGATTGCAAATCGAGGTTTGGCTGAGTTACTTATTAATCTTCCTTGGATTCAGTGCGGAACAACAGAGTACGATGGAGAATTGGATAACAGGGTGTATGCTAAGGGTGATACCTTACAGGTTCGCCGCGCAAATCGTAGAATTGGCGGAGAAGGTCCAGTTATCAACTTAGATGGCATTATAGAAAAAACAGAACCATTAACAATTGAGAAACAATTTAATGATGGTTTGATGTGGACGACAGTAGAGCAGGCATTATTCCAGTCTGGTGACAGAGGTATGGAAATTTATGCAGAGAGATACATTAAACCGTCTATATTAAGACTTGTCACAAAAGTTCATCAATACATTGGCGAAAGAGCGGTACAGGATATTTATTATTCATATGGCACTCCAGGTACTCCAATTAATAGCCCTGGGCAAATTGCAAAGATTCATGCTAGAATGGAAAACCTCTCTATACCCGTTGGAGAAGAGAAATACCTTATTGTAAACCCAATTGATGGCGCGGAGTTAAAGACATCACTAGTTAATTTCTTTAATCCGACCTTTAATAAAGGTATTGGTGAAAAGTATTTTCTAAAAGAAATTATGGATTTTCAGTACCAGGCTACTAGTGGTATCAAGCGGCATATTGCTGGTGCTGGCAAAACAGGATATACATTAACAATCAAATCTGATGTAACATCTGGAAACACGATTGTAATTACAGGCTTTGGTGGCGTAGTTGTTGGAGCTATAAAAAAGGGCGATATAATAGAGGTAACCAATCCTGTTATTGTTGCACAAACAAGTTATGAGCGAACCAATATACCTGCGCAATTTGTTGCTCAGGCTGATGCGGATTCAGATGCAGCAGGTGATGTTTCTGTAACTGTAAGCCCTGAAGTAGTAACTGCGCTTGACAACCCATTCAGAAACGTTTATCCAAAACTAACTGCTGGCGACCCTGTTACTGTGTATGATGACCATAATGTAAACACAGTATTCACTAAGGGAGCATTAAGTTATGCCTGTCCTAAAATGAAGGACATGTGGACGGGTGGAGGCTCTGTTAGTGTTACAGACAAGGATTTCGGAACTGGTATTACATTGCGGTTATCCAGAGGGGCGGATATTGTTAACGACCAAAACATTATGCGCTGGGATATATTATGCGGAGCAAGGTTCTGGGGTGAATATTGTACTAGAGCTGTAAGCTAATAAAAATGTTTAGTAGGATTGCTGATGGCTATTCCTGAAAAAACGGTAAATGATTTACTCGTAAAGGCGTTTTACTTAATAAATGAGTATTCTCCAGAGGAATATCCATCGGCTTTTGAAATTGCGGAAGCTTTAGATTATCTTAATGAATTTTTAGATAGTTTATCAGGCAACTCTATTTATATCCCTTATGTGAATGAGTTTGTATTTGACTTGTCTCCACAAAAAGCTACTTATATATTTAGTCAAAATGATAATGCAGATGTTAAAACAAATAAGATTGTTGAGATATTTGATGCTTATTTAAATTTTGATGGGATAAATATACCGCTTACACAAATACAGCATGATGAGG